GGAAGCGGAGGAGGCGGAAGATTGCCGAAGCCCGGCCCGAAGCGGCCGGGGCGAAGGCCCGGGGACAATGCGGAGAGAAGGGGAGAGATGCGGGGGTTATGCGGAGGGGAAGTGTTACTGTGTAACATGTGCGTTGGGAAATGGACGCACGGGTGCTTAGAACCAGAAGAGTATGTAGTGAATGATTAGTAAGTTTCGATTTGTGGATTTCATTGCTGGTGATTTACGGAGGGTTCAGCTGCTTTCGCTTCGCGGCAGCTGAACCTGAAACGGTGTGGGTATGGTTCGGAAGGTCTCGGACACCGCTTGTATCGAGCCACTGGCTCGATCCTGCGCTACGGCTTTGGGTCTGGATCGTTCGGGATTGCTCCGCATCCCTCACGTCTCATCTCCATCTCCATAAACAGCTAGTACCGTGCCAAAACCTGCGTGTCAAGCGATTTTATGGGCTCACCAATAGGGTTTATTTTCATTTGGCCCATTTCTCTGCATTTTTTTGTGGATAACCACCCGAGTGTGGCTTTTATGTCACGCTTTGGGGGCTCCACATTGGGTATGAGTGTCTGATAAAACATACATCACGTCGCAAAAAGGAGACGAACAATGGAAGAACATGTGCCCGCGTCGCACCCGGTTCCGGACCCCGAGATTGGTCCGTTTGCGTGGATGGCTTCGGCGGTCGAGGCCCTGCGTCGGTGCGAACAACAGCGGTTGGCGATGGTGCCGATGCTGGTCGGCGGCGTGCAGCGGATGGTGGTCTGCTACATCTCGGACGATGGTGAGAGGATCATGCCGCTCCTCCCGCTGTTCCGTGGCGATGACAGGCTGGAGCCCCTGTTCGGGGGCGGGGCGGTGTCGGACGTGCCAGCCGAAGGCATCATGGCCTTGGCGGACGTGATCCTCGGCAACGAGGGGTTCCTCAGCGACATTGCCAAGATTTCCTTCGGCCTGGAAAACGCCGACCTGTGGGTCAAGGCCAGCGGCGAGGATCGGGGGAGCGTCGCGCTCGAAAAGCCCGACGCCTGGAAGACCGGGTGGATCGGCATCCGGGTGGACGCCGCCAAGATCAAGGACGTTGGCCAGATGACCACCGATATCGTTGGCTACATGGCCAACCTGGTGGCCAAGGACGTGTTCAAAGACATCAACCTGATCACCGCCGCTCACCTCGGCATGATCGCTATCAAGAGGGGGTAACACATATCATGGTGTACGAGTTCTTCTCCGGCGTGCTCGGCTTCTTTGGCCTGCACCTGCCGAACTGGACGGCCAAGGAACACCTCACGGTGATGGTGTTCTCGGTCTTCTACATGGCCGTCTTCGCTTGGATGTACGTGTCCATGCACCACGGCGTGCGGGCGCTGCTCAGGCTCGGCCTGACCCGTGGCGTGTTGCCGATCCGGGTGCGGGACGATAGGTTCGGTATCAAGGTGATGCTGGCCAAGGCGTTCATCATCTTCCTGCGAGTCATCTGTTTTCTCACCGGCAACGTGCAGGACAAGGGCGACCACAGGATGATCTGCGCTGCGCCGTCCAATCTGTCCCAGGCCGAAGTCAGCCGTGCGTTCGCGAAGACCCTCTACGACGAGGCCAAGCTGCGGGCGCGTGACTTCGACTTCCTGTTCGTGCTCGGCACCGACGAGTTGGAAGCGGCCATCCACAAGGTGGTCGAGTCCGAGTACGGCGAGTTGCTGGCCAAGCTGCCGGGCAAGCCCGAGTACGTGCGCATCGAATGCCACACCATCCCGGACAGGAAGGGCGAGACGACCATCACGGCTTTCGTCTACGCCAACCGTGCAGGCATAGCGGGTGCGCCCCACGCAGACATTATTCCCGAAGGGAATAAGGGGTAGTAGGGCAGCGGTCCCAACAACCGATGGCCTCGCCGTGACCTGACGGCGGGGCTCAAGCACAACACCGCAACGCAAAAGGATTTCACGATGACCAAGAAGGAGCCGATCAACGAGCATGCGTTGGAGGAGACGATCAAGGCCACCTACGAAGTGGCCAAGGTCTTCGCTGGCCTGGCCGATGCGCTCACCTCCGGCGGCAAGGGCGCACCGCTCCAGGACGTGCGGAGGGCCATGACGCAGCTGGCGGGCTACGCCGTCTTCGCGAGCTGGTCGATAATGATGTTCTCGGCCGACCACAAGCTCGCCCCGAACTTCGCGAACACGACCCTGAGCGATGTGTTCCGTGCCGCCGACAGGTTCTGGAGGCACGCACAGAACAGCGGCACCGTGCCCGTGTCGGCCTTCGCTATCGGCCCCGAACACGTCGCCGAGATGCAGAAGCTGACGTTCCCCGAGGTGTTCGTGCCCCAGGCGGACGACATGACCGACCTCTCGGTGATGGTGCAGCTGATCGCCTCCCGCATGCTGACCAGTGAGGACTGGACCGGCGACAACGATAAGCTGACCGCGTTCATTGGTTCGCTGATCTCGTGGATGCTGGCGTCGATGGCCGTGGCCAGGAACATCGACCTCGACTCCGCCGCGTTCAAGGAGATGGCCGACGAGGTGGTGGGCGACACCATCGGCTACGCCAATGGATTCGTCTCTAGCCTGCCCGACAACATCTCGGAGATTATCCAGCGGACCGCCGAGCCGAAAGGCGAAGGCACCGCCACCGGCAATGACGACGCCGACCTCAGTGCTATGACCCCGGCGGGTCACGCCTAAGACCACAACACCACAACACACACAACGGAGAACACATCATGGCTACCCGTCTGAATAACGAGAAGCGCGACATCCTCTGCTCCCTGGCCAGGCGCGTCATAGACGACACCCCGGTCGATCCGGCCATCCAGGCCCGGCTCGACGCGTCCGTGGTGGACGTGATCGCCAAGTACAAGACCATGTACGACCTGATCCAGAAGAAGATCGCCGCGCGCTGCCCGCCCGAGGAACTCGCTGTGCTCAAGAAGTGGCGGCGCGCCAACATCTCCACGTTCGTCTATCTGGCCAACCTGGACGACCGGAACAGGTACGAACGCTTCTCGGCCATTGATGACGACATCAATTCCCCGACCCGCATTCACGAACTCTGCGGCCGCGTGACCAAGGTGATCGACGGCATGGAGCGCCGGGTCAAGCGCGAGGACAACGAGTACCCCTTCATCACGCCGGACGACCGCCCCATCGGCCTTTCCGACGAGGAGTACAAGCTGTACACGGCGTATCGTGAGGCCCGGCTGGAACATACCGCTGCGGAAGAAGCCGTGGCCAGGCAGAAGGAGACGCTTCGCCGCGCCCTCGCCACCCTGATCTCCACCAGTCGTACCTTCGAGAAGGTCGTGGAGGTGTGGCCCGAGGCGAAGACCGTCGCCGCCGATATCTGCACCACCGGCACCGAACTCTCGGTCCTGTCCAACGAGGCCATCGACGTCATCAAGGCCAGCATGGCGGCGCGCGGCGTCACCGAAACCAACGAGCCCTCCAAGTAACCGCACGGATGGCCAGCACTACATCTAGTGCTGGCCACAACACACGGAGTCAACATGCTGAGTTTCAAAACACTCTCGGCGGCGCAAAAGCGTTCCGTCATGCGGAAGGCGTTTGGCCGCATGATGAAGGCCGGAGGCTTCCCCACCACGTACTTCGCTCAGGTGGTGAATGTCTCCGACAGTTCTGTCGTGCGGAACGCCACGCCCACCCAATCGGGGTTTCGCGACCTGATCTCGCCGCGCGCCCTGTTCGCTATCGTTTCTGGTTCTCAGTCGATGTCCGCTACCTTCGAGGCGCTCAAGAACATCAGGCTGAGCGCTACCGATGCCAAGGGCGAGTTGCAGCTGGGCGTCAACATCGCTAACCAAGCGACGGTCTTCGCCGCTTGGGACAATCCGGATGGGGGTTGGGTGAAAGACCCGCTCGTCCAGAAAGACATTCATCACGAACTCGTGGCGGCGGGCAAGACCACCGTCCACACCCCTTCTGCGGTCCACTCGACCGCGACCACCACAACGGGAGTTACCCACGAAATGGCCAAAGTTGTCGATGCCGTCAATGCGTTCTCGATCCTGACCGCCCAGCGTATCCAGGTGATCCGCGCGGGCTCCGCCGCTGGCGACGACGAACTCGGCAAGTCCAAGTACGCTTCGTCCGTCTCGGACAGCGATGACGACATTGCCAAGAACGAGCGCGCCACCATCATCGGTCACATCTGCGAACTCGTGAACGACCAGCAGAAGGACGGCGTGGCCTCGATGCTCATGGAACTCTCGGATCAGAACCCCGAGTTCCACAAGCTCCCCGCCACCGATGGCGGCAGGGTCGTGGCCAGTACCGTGGCCAGCAGCCACCTCGAATACTACACGAACGCCCCGGCCACGACCGAACCGGCGGCGTCGGCTGAGCCCGTCGCCCCGACGATCAGCGTTCGCCCCGAGTTCTCTGCGATCCTCAACGCCACGCTTCAGCAGGCCACCGATGGCAAGGTGCAGTCGATGGAAGCGATCCTGGACATGATCAAGTCGGCGACGGCGACGGCCACCAGCCTGGAGCGTGAAGTCGAGCGCCTCAAGCTGGCGGCGAGCACCGTGGTTCCCATGCCGACCGAGGTCGCGGCGTCCGGCGAGATGCCCGAGGGCAAGATCGTGATGGTCAAGGCGTCGGACATCTTCCGTGGTCCGAACGGGCGGAAGACCCGCGCCCTGGAATTCGAGGTTCCGACCATTCAGTGGAGCGGTCCGAACCCGCACGTTCCGCTGCTCGATCCGAACTATCGTTTCCAGCCGCGCAAGCTGCTCCAGTTCCTGTTCGCCATGCGGGAGAACAAGAAGGCGTGGCTGCATGGCCACACCGGCACCGGCAAGACGACGTTCGTGGAACAGGTCTGCGCCCGCCTCGGCTACATGTTCATGCGAGTCAATCTCGACTCCGAGATCACCCGCATGGACCTGATCGGCCGTGACACCCTGGTTACGGACGACAGCGGCAACACCGTGTCCAAGTTCGTGGAAGGCATTCTGCCGACCGCCATGACCCTCGGCGGTATCGGCGCGGTGCTGTGCTGTGACGAGGTGTCCTTCGGCCGTCCCGAGGTGATGTACGTGTTCCAGCGGGCGCTCGAAGACAAGGGCCTGCTCCTGTCGGAAGACGGCGGCCGGGTGGTTCACCCGTGCCCGATGTTCCGCATGGTGGCCACCGACAACACCCGTGGCCAGGGCGACGACATGGGGGCGTATCAGGGCGCTCGGCCGCAGTCGTCGGCGTTCCTCGACCGCTTCACGGTGTGGATCGAGTTCGAGTACATGAAGCCCGACGAGGAAGCCAAGTTGGTGCAGGACGTGGTGCCGCTGATCCCCGCCAACGTGGCCGAGAACCTCGCCAACCTCGCCACCGAAATCCGGGCGGCGTTCATCAACGGCAGCATCTACCAGACCTGCTCGCCGCGTGGCGTCATCACCGCCGCCGAAGGTTTCGTGTTCTTCCACAAGGTGACGGGCGACGTGGCCACGGCGGTCGAGCTGGCTCTCGAAACCACGATCCTGTCGAAAGCCAGCCCGCAGGACTGCCAGACGATCAAGGGCCTTGCCGACCGCTGCATGAAGGCGGCGTAATATCCGGCGGGGGGGGGAGGCGCTGCCTCCCCCTCACATCACACAACGGAGTCATGACATGAACAAAGTTTTCAACGCCAACTCTCCGGCGCTGTTCGAGCATGAGGTGCGCGAGACGGCTCGCACCTTTGGCCGTGACGGCACCGTGAATGTTATCTTCCAGGGCGATCAGGCGGGCACGGTCGGCAACACCATCGTCTTTCCGTCTCTCGACCACAACAAGACCCTGACCCATGGCCAGGTGATGGTGTCGCGCGGCTATGTGGATCATGAGGCTGCGCACATCAAGCACACCGACATGCCGTTGTTCGAGCGCGAGAAGGAGAAGGCTACCAAGGCCGAGAACCACCTTCTGGCTACCACCATCAACGCCCTCGAAGACCTGCGCATCGAGAAGATCACCACCGATGCGTATCCGGGTGCGCAGAAGAACCTGGTCGCAACCACCGATCAGGTGATCCGTCACTTCATGGACACGCACGGCAAGGACGAGTCGGTGTGGTCCGACACCGAACGACTCGCCCCGCTGGCCACGACGTGGATGGGCCGCAAGGCGATGGGCTACAACAGCGAGGCCCTGGACGAGGCCATTGCCAAGCTCGACCCGAAGCTGCGCGCCAAGGCCGAGCGGTGGGCGAAGATGGTCAGCCTGGCTCGCGGTGAAGTCGGCCGTGAGGAGAACGGCCAGCACGTCTACGACGGCAAGCCCGGCACCAGCGACGTGATCGACATTGCCAAGACCATCGTCAAGGAAATCCTCAATGACGATCTCAATGGCGATGAAGACGAGAAGGACCAGGAACAGCAGCCCGTCGCGGGTGATGGCGGTGGTGGTACGGCCGATTTGAACCGCCGCCCCGATGGCGATCCGAACGCCGACAAGACCCAGGGCGGTCACGGCGCGAAGTCGGGATACGACACCGAAGACGGCGCGCCGCCCTCTGCCACGGTCGAGCCGTTCGCCGTGGACCTGAACCTGGAACATGCGCTCGGCGGCATGCTCGGCTCGGGGGACAAGGTGTATCGCCCCATCACCCGAGCGTCCGACAAGTGGCACACCCGCAAGGATGTTCGTGGGAAGTACCTCGCCTACGATTGGCGTGACTACACGTTTGGCCTTCGCCTTCAGCATGGCAGCGGACGTGAGCGGTACGCCAACATCGTGGCCAAGACTGGCGGCAAGGTCGGCGTCATGCGGCGCAAGCTGGAGCGCGCGATCCAGGCCAAGCAGCGGCGTGAGTGGGACGGTAGTAAGGAGTACGGGCGTCTGGACAGCAAGCGTCTGGTCGCCGCCGTGACCGGCGTCCCGACCGTGTTCAAGGAGCGGCGTGAGGCTCCGGCTCTCAATACGGCGATCTCGATGCTGATCGATCTGTCGGGGTCGATGAGCGGTCCCAAGGTGCAGTTGGCCGAGCAGGCGGCGATCTGTCTGTGCGAAGCGCTGGATAAGACCGGCATCGCCTACGAGGTTCTCGGTTTCTGCAATCGCTCTGGCCATGTGGACAAGATGGTCGAGAAGTTCGTGAATGACGAAAGCAACGCCGACCACGAGTATTCTCGGTGGTCTCCGCTGGACATGTACGTGTTCAAGGACTATGGCGAGCGCCTGCGGGAAGCGCACACGGCAATGGGAGCGATCTCGTCCTGTTCCGGCGGCGACAACAGCGACAGTGAGGCCCTGCTTTACGCCTACGCGCGGCTGGCCTCTCGGCCCGAACCGAAGAAAATCATGCTGGTTCTGTCGGACGGTTTCCCGGCGTCGTGGTGCAGCTATGGAACCAAGCATCTGTACCAGCATCTTCGCAACGTGGTCGCGGACATCGCCAAGAGCGGCACGCACATCATCGGCATCGGCATCAACAGCGATGCGGTGAAGCAGTTCTATCCGAAGTACGTCGTGCTTGAAGACCTGGATGACCTGTCCAAGAACGTCCTCGACCAGATCGGCAAGATGATCCTCGGTGACAGGTATATGGCCGACAACGGCGACCTGATCGCCGTCACCAGCATGTGAGGTGAGAAGTGGAAGAAATGGGTATCGCTGTGGCCGCCGGTTTTCTTGGCCTGTTGCTCGGCCTGCTGATCGGGTTTGGTTTCCTGGTGAACCTGCGCTGCTCGTACAACGAGTTGGCTGTGGCCAGCAAAAAAATGCGCCTCCAGCACGCCGATGAGGTCGAGAAGATTTCGGCCAAGTATTGCGCGCTGGCCGATAAGTATCAGGAGGAGGTCAAAGACCTGTACGTTCGCCTCAAGGACATGCACGGAAGGTACATCAATGTACTTACGGTTGCCGAGCGGCGGTCGCAGACGTTGACCGGCGCTATCCTTCGTGCCGTCAACGAATATCAGGACGCCAGTCTTTCGGAACAGGACGCCAGTCTTTCGGAAGATGTGGCGTTCTCCAAGCGCCTCTATACGGAGGATTGTGAGAAGGCTGAGGCTTTCTTCAAGCGGCGCGACAATGAACATGGAAACGGAGGTCAAGACAATGGAACCGAATAAGATGGGCGCTGAGTTCTCCATCCGGGCTCTCGTCTGCGATGAGCCCGGATGCAACTACAGTGAGGAGGTCGATGTGAAGACCGAGGCCGACGTTCTGGCCACGTCGGCAAGGTCTGCCCCTGGTGTGGTGCGGTGTTGCTGACCCAGGCGTCGGCCGATCAGACGATCAACCACATGCGGCTGATCGCCAAACTCAACAATATCCTTCGGGACATGCCGGTTCCAGAGGGTCCCCTCTCGACGGTGAAGGTCAGCATGCGGGGCAAACCCGATGGTGGCATTTCCGTGACCGGCGTCGAACTGAACCAACACAACGGAGACTGAAGATGACGATGTTTCGCCCGGGCTTCCTGATGCTCATGTCGTTGCTGGCGATCCTGGCCACGATGGCGACCGGCTGCGAGAAGGCTGCCGACGTGGCCAGCCGCAACCTGAGCCAAGCCGCCGACAACTTCGAGGTGCCCCGCCGGATCGTGTTCTACAACGGCATCACGGACAGCTACATGCTGACCATCGAGGGTCTTTGCGCCCTCGGTAACACCGACAAGAGCGGCGAGATCACCGTGACCTGCAAGACCGCCCGTGGCCAGTTCAAGAAACACTTTCTCGGCCTCTCGGACAACGTGACCTACTTCGTGGAGCAGGTGGACGCCGTGGACGTGAGCACCTACCACTACCGGGTGATGTTCCGCCCGGCGACGATCCTGCCCAACATCGACGTGCAGGTGAAGTAGCCCGACAGGAGGCGGGCAATGCCCGCCTCCACTCACGCTTTCATGGGAGATACGTAACGAACTCAGGTCGATCCTTGGCCTGCCGACTGAATAACGAACACACACAACAGGAGCACAACATGAGCAACGAATTCGACAAAGACCCCAAAGCTATCCGGGAGATCACCTCGAAGGAACTCTCGGAGAACTTCCACACCCCGAAGCCGCGCAGTGTCGGCCGCCCGCTCGGCTACGACTACGGGTCTTACAGCGGGTACGGTCGCCGCACCACCATTCAGATCGGCACCCCGTCGCTGTCGCCGTACCATGATCGTATGGCCAACATTCCGGCCTCGGAGGTGCGTTGCCATCGTGACCGTATCGTGCGCGACGAAGCGCGCGACTTGTACGGCTTGCCGCAGGACAACGCCTACCTGGCCGACAAGATGTACGTTCCGCAGCCCTTTGCGCAGGACGCCGAAGACGGCAAGACCGCGCCGAAGCATCCGATCTACGGCCCCGAAGAGCAGGCGCTGCCGTTCCCCGATGGTGGTTTCGTGCAGGTCCATGGCCAGTATCTCGCCCAGGTGGCCAGGGAAGTCGCGCAGCAGATGGTCCTGGCCCTGAACGCGCGCCGGATCATCCCGACCGAATACGACATGATGCAGGTCGAAGACCTGGTGCGTCGCACGCTGCATCGCAGCTACTATCGCTCCGGCCCGGATGAAGCGTCGCAGATGCACCCGATCATGAGCTTCATCGACTAACGACAAACAACAAACGGCTGGCCGGTTTCCCGGCCAGCCGCATTGTTTGGGCACAACACAACGGTACGTCCTATCTAACATCTGTCGTTGTGTTTGTCAAAGGGGGTGCAATATGATTTCAGTAAAGAAGCGCGGAAAGGTCTGGTATGTGTCCGGAAGCGTCGGCGGAAAGCGCATATGCCGAAGCACTGGCCTTGAAGCAACCAAGTCCAACAAACGCCTTGCCGAAGATTTTCTCAGCACGATCTATCGCGAGGCCATTTCTCCATCGCGATATACTCGTACAACTGTGGAAGCGGCGGCGCACGCTTATGCCACAAGGCCATCCGGGCTTGACGCCAACACCCGAGGATATCTCAACCGCTTCATGGACTTTCTGGCCACGGCCAATGTTCGGTATGTCTCTGACATTACGAATGCCATCATCACAGCGTATGTCTCAACGGCATTGGTGGGATTGAAGGCGAACTCCATTCGGCGGGCGCTGGTTCCCGTGCGTGCGATGCTGAACCATGCATTCAAATGTGAGTGGATCGATAAGGTTCCCTACGTTCCTGAGCTTCCCGTCGAAGAGGAACGTTTCCGCTTTGCCACGGTCGAAGAGGAGCGGGCGATTATCCAGGCGTGCTCTGGGCCGCATGCGTACCTGCGGCCGCTGGTCATGTTCCTGTTCATGACGGGTGCCCGCCCCGGTGAGGCGTGTGCCTTGACGTGGCGTGACCTCAATCTGACTACGGGTGTAGTTACGCTGTCTTCGTTCAAGGGCGGTTCCTTGCGGGTGCGTACCGTGCCGCTGCGCCCTCGTCTGATTGACGAACTGACTTCGCTGGCTCATGTGAAAGAGCAGGTGTTCCTTCGGGCCGATGGAACACCCTGGCCTGCCACCGAAGGGATCGACTACCGTGGCGGCTATCGTCTCGGCAAGGACTGGTCCGAGATCATGGACAAAGCGGGTGTCTCTGGCTTTGTTCCCTACGACTGCCGACACACGTTCGCGACACGGCTCCGTGAACGCGGCGAACAACTCGATGTTGTGGCCAAACTGTTGGGCCACAGCACCCTCCGGATGGTGATGCGGTATGCGCACATCGGTCCGGCTCAACTCACAGCAGCAATGGAGGAGTGATGGCTAAGGAACTTTACACGGGACAATTCCGGCTATCGTCACAGAAGATCAATCTGCGGGATCAGCCAGTTGTGGAGGTTACGTGCAGTGAGTGCACAAACACCTTCGTTATCCCGGCACGCAAACACTTCCCGCCGAGTGTGGTGGCCAAGTTTGCCATGAACAAGGGATGGCTCATAGAGGGTGAGGGTAAGATGGCGCTTTGCCCCGCCTGTCTGGAACTGAAGCGATCCGAACGTCGCGCCAAGAAGCTGGCCAAGGTCGCCACCGATAACAACGTCATTCACATCGAACAAGAAAAGGCCCCATCCATGGACCCGATCAGCGTCATCGACAATACGCCCGTCCTCAAGGAACGCATTGCGGTCGTTGGGGAATCTCCCGCCCCTTCCTATACCGAGGTTCTTATGCCGACCGACAAGTCGCGTGAAGCCCGGCGCAAAGCCTATGGCCTTCTCGAAGATCATTTCCACATCGAGAAGGGGATGTACCTCAACGACTACTCGGACGAACGGGTGGCCAGTGAGTCTGGCCTGTCCATTGCTGCGCTGGTGACGTTGCGTGAAGCGATGTTCGGGCCGATCAAAATCACGGCTGCGGTCGTGGCTTTGCAGGAGCAGGCCGAAGAACAGCACAAACACTTCCTCACGGAAGTGGACAGCCTGCGCAAGTTGATCACGGCGCTGGTGGCCCAGGAAGACGAGCGCTACAGCAAGCTCCGGAGCGACCTCAACGCGCTCAAGGGATGATGGTCAGGGGCTTGATGTACCCCATCTCCCGAAGCCACGCCTCATAGAACGGCAGGAACCGATCCAGGCGGAGCACGACAACGCTCTCATGGATCGGTTCCCGACTTTTCCGAGTGATGACGATAGGCGCGTCCGGCGTCTTTCGCGTCGTCGCATTCCCCTCCGCTTGCGCCAGGGCTTCGCGCCACGCCAGCTTCTCCACGCGCTTGGCCTCAACGAACAGCCCAGGCGGGCCGATCAGATCGGCCCCACCCGCAACCATGTTGACGGACCCGCCGCCAGACAGCGGCGCACGGGCGCAGCGCTTCTCCCCGCAGAACACATTGTCGTTGAAGAAGTCGGCCAACTCGCGTTCATATGCCGCGCCCTTGGCCTTCATGCCACGCCCGTTCTTCGCCGCCATCACTTCCCTCCGAAGCACCAATCTTTCACCACGCGCGTACTCACGCCAAGAGTAGACGCAATCGTTTCGATGGACCGGCCTTCTTCGATCAATGCCGTAAGCGCCCATTGGCGCTTGGACATGTCGGAAACCACGAACATCGTCCCATCGGTAGTACGCTCAGCGTAGCCGATATTGGTCCTGTCCGAAAGATTGTCGTTGCGACTACGAACTTTACCTGTGCTGATCTCGAACGCGGCCACAAGATGACTGTCGGGATCGAGAGCAACGGCCTTGCGAGACAGCCGATCCCAAACCCCCGCGTCGTACTTCCCGGCCTTGGCCTTGGCCACTTCCTCGTCCTTAAACAGCTGCGTCACGCGCAACTGCAATTCGACATTGGACAGCTGGTTCGCGCTTCCGGCCTCCCGGCCGAGCCCTTCGGCGTTCGGCTTGTTGGCGTGGTGCAGGATCACCACGGCGATCCCGGCATTACGCAGGCGCAAGGCCAGCTGGTTGACCGCCGTCCATGCCTCGGCTTTGTTTTCTTCGAGCCCAGGCCACGCAGCGCGCACGGTATCGAGCACCACCACGTCGGGCTTGAAGTCAATCGTCCACTCCGAGAAGCGGATGATGCCCTCATTGGTGTGCATGTTGATGCTCTCGTCGGTGAGCAGGGCGGGCGACCAGATGCCAAGGTTCTCCCCCGGATCACCGATCATCCGATTGAACATCTCGGCGCGGTCGCAGATCGTGCGTGCCCCGTTCTCCCAATCGAAGTAGAGCACCCGCGCCGCAGCGTCGATACGGTAGGGACCAAACTCACGCGCCCCGTTGGCCAGCGCCCACATCAGCCCCTGCACCACGAGCGACTTCCCGTGGCCGGTGTAGCCAAAGATCGCCGTGATGCTGGCGGGCGCGAGGATCGGTTCGATCAGGAACTTATCGGGGATCGCAGACCGAACGACGGCCGCATCCCGAGGGAAGAAAGGGGTGAGTTTGGCCTTCTGTTCGGTGGCCAGCTGCACTTCGGGCTCAAGCTGCGGCGCAGTCAGCGGCTCCCTATGGTAGATGTAGTGGCCAAGCGCATCGAAGCGCTCAGGATGATTGCGCCGCTCCGCCGCTTCCATACTCTGAATGGTGCGCTCGAACTCGCGGTCGCCCAGGGGAACACGGAAGAACGTGTTCTGGAAGACCAGGCAGCGCGCCCGCAACTCGAAGCCCGAGAGCCCCCGCATGATTTCTTCGCTGGCGAAGTCGCAGAGCAGCGCGTTGCGCCCTTCGCCCTCGTCAATCAACCCCCGCTCCTCGGTGAGCATGCGGGTTTTGTCCCATACCGACAGATATTCGGCGGGATGCTTGGCGCGCCACATGCCAAGGTCGAGGTCATCGAAGCAGAACTCAGACCCGTCGAGATTGACGATGTTGTTGACGCGCTGCGGCGCACCCTTCCACACCGCGCAGTCGTCCCAATCGAGGTAGCGCGGCTCCCATGCGTATTGGAAGCACGGCTCCCCGGTGTTGGGGTCCATCCGCACGGACGGCGGCAGCACCACGAACCCACCGTCGCCCCGGAAGTCGAGCCCCGGAACCTTCGGCCAATCGCTACCGGGGTTCGCTCCGGCGTGGTTGCCGTAGCGGTTCCCGTCCATCGGGTGGCGGAAGTAGTAGTGAACGCCGCGCTTGGTACGAACCGCGAACGGCGAAGTCAAACCACGCTCGGCCGCAAAAGCCATGGCCTCGGCGTTGTCGCAGTCAAGGACGACCACCCCTGACACCGCGCCGCACACCAGACCGATGTTCATGTTTGGCCACAAAGAAAACCACCGCTCCAGTTCTTCGGCGGTGGGCTGACGAGACTGATAGACTTCCCAGGAGACAAGAGGCTTGCGAGTATCACGGGCAAGCGGGATGATGGACCACCCGTTGTCGATGTAACGCGTCGCCTCGTTGTAGATGCTGTCTTGCAGCACCTGCGGGTCAGTTATCTTGAGTTCTTCCATTTTGCTTTAGGCCCGTTGTGTTGTGCGTGTGTGCTGTTACCGGACCCTCTCGAAGTACTGCCCCACGTCAAGTTTCACCTTGTTGCGGGCACACCATTCGAGGATCGTACACAAATTGTCCGTTCCGATGTTGCCGGTCTGTTGCCACTTGTACGGCGTGGAGCGAACGACCCCGGCAATCTCGGCGACCTTAGAGCACCCCCCCAAATCTAGGATCAGCCGTCGTGCGTTAAAACGATACTGCGACATTCGGGCCTCTGTCCAATGGTCAGATTTTGGGTGTAGCAAAAAAACTACACCATCCCGTCGATCACCACAACAATCTTGTTGACGCTATGTCTGCTTTCCGATACACCAAACCCATCGAGGCAGCCGCAAACCCGGCTCTCAAGGGGACACAAAATGATCGAAATTGACTGGGAAACCAGTGAGAAAGACGAGCTTTCTCAGTTGCTTAGTGACTACGTGGCGGAAGAGGCCGCCATGGAGTTCCACAAGGAAAAGCTCAAGAGCATTGCCAACGCCATCATGGCCCACGTTCCGACCGGCTACACCAGCGGCGACGTGCTCACCTCCTCCCCGACTCATGAAGCCATTATCCAAGATCGCATCAAGCGTTCCTGGGATAAGACGACGATTACGTCCCTCCTTCCGCCTCTTCCCGAGTTGCCCGACTTCATAGATGTTGTGGTTCGCGCCACCAAACTGGATAAGAGCGCCGACCCTCTCGCCGAGGAGTTTATCAAGAGCGCGTCTTGTGAGGCGGTGACTACCATCAAAGTCAAAGCCAAGTCCTAACCCCGGAGCACCGAATGCCTTTTGATCCTCGGAAGACCAACGCAGCCTCCATCACCGAAGCTCGCAAGACCTTGCTCTACGCGACCCACGGCTTCGGGAAGACTACGCAGGCCAAGTATTACAAGAAGATGTACGGCAACGGTTTCATCATTTCCGGCGAAGGTGGCCTGTCCTCGATTTCGGATCAGGACATCGACTACCTCCACTTTTCTTCGTGGGACGGGAAGCATTCTTACGAAGATGGGGTTTTCTCTTTCAAGGGCATCATCCGCGATATGCTGTCCCCTGAGTTCCTGACGTGTGGCTACAAGTGGGTCATGCTCGACAGCCTCACCGAAGCCTCCGACCTCTGCATGGCCCACTACGACCGTGTGTATGAGGAGAAGCGGATCGCTGAGAACAAGAAAAACGCCGATGGCTTCGGCGCGTGGAACGACTACAACGCAGCGCTGGTTGGCGCGTGCAAATACATTCGCGACATGCCTATGCATGTCATCATCACGGCATTGGCCAAGGAGGAGAAGGACGACAACGGCAGCATCCACTACTGGCCCATGCTGCATGGGCAGAAAGCGATGCGCCAAATCCCCGGCATCTTCGACAACGTGTTGTGCGGCGAACGTCTGACGCGCTACGCCGACGACGATGTGGCCCGGAACAATCCGATCATCGAACGCCGCATCTATACTGAGCAGGTGGGCGGCTGGCACGGCAAGCTGCGCACCCCCTACACCGAACGTTTCCAGCCCGTCGAATTGACTGGTGACGTGACCGACATTCTGCGCCGCATGGACATGACGCCTGCGGAGTGGAACCTTTCCAAAACCAACGCCTAACGGAGAATTCACATGGAAACGTGGTCCTTTGCCAATCTCGACCTGGGCGGCAACAAGCTCTCGAAGGCGTCCTCGCGTCTGCGGGCTGGCAAGTACATCTGCAAGATCGAGAGCGCCAAGATCACCTCGACCAAAGACAACCAGTCGAAGCAGCTGGAAGTCCGGTTCATCGACGTGGATGGCCACGGCGATATCGTGGACTACATCATGGTTCACACCAACCACAGCACCAAGGGCCACCAGGACAGCGTGGCCTATGGCCGCGACAAGCTGAAGTCGCTCCTCACCTTCGCGAAGCATCCGAACCCGGATCGTCCTGGCGACGTGGGCTCGTTGGTTGGCCTCAAGGTCGGCGTGCTGGTCAACGATGCCCCCTACAAGGACGCTGACGGCAACGAGCGCAATGGCTCCGAGGTGCGTTCGTTCGGCGCGTTCTTCCCGACCGAGGACTTCGACAAGATGCCGACCCCGGCGAGCCGTGTGCCCGCCGCCGCTCCGGCCGCTGCCAGCACGGGTGCCGCGCGCACCGCGCTTGACGACGACATCCCGTTCTAAGGCCATGGAGGGGCGGCCCTGCGCCGCCCCTTTTTTTCTCAAGGGGAAACAACATGACGGAAGCAACCAAACTGATTGCCCAGGAACGCCAGCGCCAGATCAATGGCGAGGGGTGGACCGCCGAACACGACGCCCTGTTTGATCGGGGCGAACTGGTTCTTGCCGCGATGTCCTACGCGCTGTTCGGTGATGATGCGCGCTCCAGTGACGAGTTCGTGCCGCCGATGTGGCCGTGGTCGCGGGAATGGTGGAAGCCGAACGACGTGGACGAAATCCGCCATCTGGTCAAGGCTGGCGCTCTGATCGCCGCCGAGATCGACCGCCGGTTGGCCATGGCCGAGAGCATGAGTGAGAGTACCGCTTGATGGACGTTGCGAAGTTTGTTGTTGAGCAGATCGAGGAGGCCACGGGCACCCGCACCGAGCCTCCTCGTGAATACATCGGCGGCTCCTCGATTGGCCATGAGTGCGACGCCAACGTGGCCTACGGACTCAGAGGATACCCTGTCGAATTCAAGGCGCGGTTCCTGCGTATCTTCGACCTCGGGAAGCACATCGAGGATGTCCTGGTGGACATCCTCCGCCGCACCGACATCATCGTGTACGCGGTTGACCCCGACACCGATGGCCAATGGACCTGGGAAGACATGGGTGGCCACATCAAAGCACATGCGGATGGTGTGCTCGTGATTGATGGCCAGCGGTTTCTCCTCGAATGCAAGTCTATGAAGGACTCTGAGTTCCAGAAAACCAAAAAGCGCGGCCTGAAAGATACGCACCCCGAGTATTATGAACAGTGCCAAATGATGATGGGTATGAGCAACAAGCTTGGCAGCGGTCGTCTTTGCGATAACTTGCTGAAGACCGTCTTTGTTTTCTACGACAAGGACAATAGTGACGTGTGGGCGGAGGTGGTTGACTACGATCCCTTTCGCTATGCCTACCAGTGTGTGCGTTCGGCCAACATCATGACGCAGCGTCCGGTGCGGATCAGCGATGACCCCGAGTTCTTCCGGTGCCGGATGTGCTCGCGCAAGCCCTTCTGTCATGGAGGTGAGGTCTACAAGAAAACCTGCACGACTTGCCGTTATGCGTATGCCCGTGCGGATGGGTTGTGGGCTTGTGCCCATTCTGTCGGGGGTAGCGTGTCCAGCCCATTCGATGACTCGCACCCCGAATGCATCGAGCCCTGCGAACACTACGAACACTTCAAGCCGGAGGCGAAAAATGCCTGATGAACAGGGAATGGTGAGTGACGACGAGCGTCGCGTGTGGGGTATTTTGGGCAAGCCGCCGCAGGAACTGTTCGCCGCGCCGAGGTTCCTGCGCGACGAGTGGAACGACCTGATGCGTCAGGCCAAGCAGGTAATGCATATTCGCGACCGCGACCGCCGCTTGACTGCGGCAAAGGAAATCGAGCGGGATCGCGCCGACCTCGTGCGCCGGATCATTGCCGTGACTGCCTACGCTTCCACTCAAGGATAGCTTCGTTCGACAACGGTTCAGGGGAGGCCATGGCCTTGGCGTATTCGTCATCGTCCATTTTGGCCTCCTCCTTGTTTTCGGAGATCAACGTCTGCGCCATGGTCTGTTGGTCTTTGGACATGCGGAAAGTTTTGCCCTCCACCTGCATCCTCCCGCCGAAGAAGAAGAACACCACCGTCAGCAGGACATACCAGAACCCCTCGGGAACAACCGAGATCGCCCGCATGTAGTCCACGAACCCGACCATATCCCAGGCAGGCCAGATCAACACGATGTAGCCAAAGCCAATCGCGAAGAACGGCCGGGGGATACGGTTGATCCCGTCGATCAGGCTATCCCACCACGTCCGGTTCTCACGGTATCCGAACTCGGCCCCGAACTCATTGGCCACCGAAGCGTCGAAGTTGGCCGCCGCCGCATCCCTGGCTTCGCGGTTTCCAAGGATGATCTTGGCAAAGTTCCCAATCCCCGGCAGCGCGCCCAGGATACCAGCCAAAGCGCCCATCAGATCGCCTCCCTGAATTCTTCTGCCCTGGCCATCCAGCCACGCTCGAACTTGGCGTTTGCCGGGTTGCCGTCGATGAGCCTGCGGTAGAACGCCTTGCGTTCCTCCACCAGAGCGTTGCTCAGGAACGGCCCCATCTGTTCCTCCGCCAAGAATGCCTGTCGCAACGTCTGTGGCCCGAGTACACCATCCACATCGACAGGCCCAAAGCCAGCGGCGTTGATGATCCCCTGGAGCATCAGGTTGGCCCGCTTCGGCCCGGAGTTCACGCCGATGTCGAACATCTGCGGCTGGATGCGCTCCGGCAACTTATCGAAGCGCGGGGCATAGTAGTAGCGGGTTTCGTAGATGTGACGCGCCGTCTCCTCATCGAGCGTGCGCACCTCATCAATCGTAGCCTGCCGCCCGAGCCAATCCGAGAGCGTGGCCTGGGTCACGCCCATGTTAGTGCCGTAGCAATCCCACTTTGCCCCAGGTTTGTTGGACGCTGCCCCGTAGTGGGCGGTGTCTGCCTTGTCCATGGTGAACCCACCTTCCCGACGAAGAAGCTCGGCACACAACTGGCTAACGCTCTTGGCCATCACATACCCTTCCCGAAGCCGCCGCCGAAGCCAGAGCCGAAGCCCCCGCCAAAGCCACCGGAGCCGCCGCTTTTCTTGCTGGCCTGCTCACCGGCCACAAGATCAACCGCCTTCTCACGCGGAGAGCGGATGGCCCCGAGCACCGGAATACGCTGCGCCACTTCTCGCGCCGCAGTCCGTTCACGGAAGTTGGTGCCGTCGTCGCTGATCGCGGCATGTGCCGCACCGCCGACTACGTTGAAGGCACCGGACGCGATGCCGACAGACGGCCCGAAGATCGTGGACATGGTACGCTGGAAGCCCCACGCCCCATTGTCCACCTGTTGCGCCGACTGGTACAGGATGTCAGCGAGAACACCGAGGCCGCCCATCAGCATGAACCCCTCAGCGTACCAACCCAGGAAGTTGTCCACATCGCCATGGATCGTCGGGTTGAAGCCGAACTGCTCAGCGATCTTGCTGATCTTGCGATCACGCACCGCATGCGACTGCTCATCATCGCCGCCGCGCGCCTGAACGATATCCTTGGCCGCGTTGACGCTCATCGCCCAGCCAGTGCCAATCGTCAGCATCAGGATCAGCGGCATCACGTCACGCATATTGCCGTCCATGACGCCATGCTTGAAGCGGGGCAGGATGCCGTTCTCACCCCACACCATGCGATGCATCATCATCGGGTACGACTTCAACTGGAACGCCACCTGACCAAGCGGCGTTTGCGCCCACAGCGGCACATCATCGCTGTTCGGAGTGAAGATCGTCTCGTTGGCAAACTTGATCACCGCCTGACGCAGCTGGTAATCACCCATCTTCGGGTCCAACAAAGCCGGATCATCAATACGCTTGGCATTCGGATCATCGATGAAGTGTTCGAGCCCGTAGTGGGCCAGACGCTTACGCGCCTGGCGGTACGCTTTGCTGTTCTTACCACTGGCCAACGCCCGCGCCTGTTCAGCCCGGAACGCCTGGATCGCCACAGAGCCGGACAACTCGCGCATCAGGTTAGTCCACGGCGTCAGCATCGTCGCGTTGAAGAACGCCTGGGTGGCACGGCTGCCTTCGCCGCCGTACAGCATGTGCATGCGGTCGAAGACGAAGTTCTCCATGGCGATGCCCGTGGAACGCAGGGCCTCCCGATAGGAGGTGCCGTCAGCGAAGCGCTCGTTGCGCGCCCACGCTCCGATCCCCTTAGCAAACGCCTTGAAGTCTCCGGACCAGATCAGCGGCAGAGCAACGTCGGTGAAGCTGGTGAGAGCCGTGAAGCTCAGAAGCGTTACCGAGTTGAAGTTGCGCAGCCACCGGCTGACCTTGCGCGCGTTTTCGTAGAACGCACCCGTGCCAATCGGCTTACGCTGCACCGCGCGGAACGTCCCATCCGCGAACTCGATCTGCGACGCGTTGAGCCCGCCACGCTCGCCTGCCTCGGGGAAGTCCTTGAGCGCGCCAAGGATCGCATCCACACGCTTCGCCCAGGTGCGCATATCACCGTTGGGCTGCGGCGGGGCAGCGTCCATCAGCACCTTCCGAGCCCCTTCGATGTCGTCCTGGCCAAGCAGCGAATACGCCTTGGACATGGCCTCGCGCGCCTGGTCGTAGTTCAACGACTTCATCTTAGTCAGCTGCTTGCCAACCGTCTCGACGTTGCCATCCTCGATCAAGCGGTTGTACCGGGTCCGCAGCAGGCGGTCGGTGGACAGGAGGTCAACGGCTCCGTCGAAACCGAACTGCGCGACGTGGGTGTAGTCGTAGTAGGCGTGGTTGCCCGCGCCGAACTTCCCCTCGAACTCCATGCGCCGGGTCGAGCCGTCGAAGTATTTGGCCAGGATGGCTTCGAGGTTATCCTCCAGGAAGTCGTCCAGGGCCTCAAGCTCCTTGGCGAACACCAGCTTGCCGGTCTGCGGATCACGCTCATGCAGCCGCATCATGCGCTGATAGTCGATGTGGTCGGTCTGCACCCCGCGCCGAGTTCCCTTCGGCGCGATCATCACACCGTCGTCCATCAGCACGTTGTCGATCCACTCGTCCGCCTTGAACAACGCTTCATCGTCGGCCAGCCGTTCACCACGGAAGACCTCGGCCTCCTTCTTGAAGTAGTCCGCATACGCACGGCGGGCGCGTTCACGATCACGCTGCAACGCTTCGGCCTTATGGATTTGCGGAAGGTAGTCCTGGCCAACATCGCCAACCGACACGCCAGCCTTGCGCAGCCCATCAAGCTCGGTGCGCAACTGCTTGCGCACGGCGCTGGCCACAGCCTGTTCCTGCTCGGACAGGGCAACGTCCTCGCCACGCAGGGACCGAACGATCCGCTTGTGGCTTTCCGGCTGCGGGATTTTGCCGAACGGCTTCAGGCTGTAGGCCCACCGCTTCAGCCCAAGCGTGGCATCCGGCAGCTTATGCAGCATCTCCACCAGCGGGATCAGCTTGCCACCCAGGGCTTCGCTGTGCTTCTCGAACATCCCCGCGCCATCGAGCGGCTTGATCTTGTCGGCCAGCCAGTTGGCCCCGTATTCACGGAGGCGTTCGGAGTTGGCCCGGATAATATTGGCCGGGTTGAACTTCTTGGCCACATCCAGGGCACGCTGCACCTGCGACGTGTTGGACTGCGCCATGGCACGCTCGCCGATCTTCGGGGTCAGCCGGATCAGGTCGGCAACCTCGGGCGACGCGCCCATGTATTCTGCCGCCTGGGCAAGAACCGCAGGCGCATCGGCCCCACGCTTCTTGTCGCCCATGCCGAGAACGATGTCGGCCAGAGGCCGCTCGTCACGCTCAAGGCTTTCGGCAAGGAGGCCAATCTCATCCGGGTCGAACCATGCGGCATTGGAGTGCTTGACCTGGCTCGTTCCCCACAGCTGGGGCGGCGCATCTTCCGGACCACCGATCAACACCAACTGCGGTGCCCCGGAGCTTTCCGGCGTCACGGCAATCGCATCGAAGCCAGCGTTGCGCAGCACCGTGTTCACCGTCTGGAGCGTGGTGTTCGCCGGGTTGCTGGTGAAGCCCATGTTGGTGCGCACGTCTTCGACAGTCTTCAGCACGGCATCATAGCCGGGCTCCGCCGCATGCTTCGCGATGATCGCAAGCGCCTCCTCGGGGTCGGTCCCGTAGTGTTCGGCGATATGCCCGGCCAGCAGGCGCATATCCTTGGCGGCGAGCGGAGAGTTCCCATCGAAACGGTTCAGCGCCCGTGCGTACACGTTGATCACATTCGGCGAGAACGCCACGCCGAGCGCCCGAATGTCCGCAGCATTGCGATCCAGGAAGTCAACCTCCCGCAGCCCGATCTTGCTGAAGCGGAGAGAATTGCGCTCCGCCATCAGACGGCGGACCTCATCCGCTTCCCGTTCTTCGATCCCGGCAGCCGCGATCATGCGGTTCACTTCTTCAGGGGTCGGCAGAACATGCGACTTGATCGCGCTCGCCAGGTCGTCGCTCACGTAAACGCCGGGGCCATAGTCGCCAAAGGTGCTACGGTTCAGCCGCGCGTCCACATCGGTCGGGTCAACCTTCTGATCCATCAGCGCCATGTATTTCGGCGTGGTGTCGCCGCCCGTGAACGCATGGATGCGGCCTTCCCGAGCCGGGTTCACGTACCCACGCCCAACGGCCTTGTCCATGTAGACCTGGGCAGGAGACATCACGTCGGGGCGGGCAGTCCCGGCCACATGAGCGAACATGTCGCCGTAGTCCACCAGGTGCTTGATCTGCGCGCGCGCGGCCGGGTCGCCGATCTTGCCGTTCAGCATGTAGGCGATGCCATCGGTCATCTTCCGACCAATCGCTTCCAGCTCCGGCGAGAACCAAGTCCCCATGGTGCGGCCGCGAGAAGCCGTGTCCTTGGCCACAAACGGATTGGTGAAGCCAAGCCCAAACTGCTCAGCAAACCAGGCGTTGGCATGGAACTGGTCAACCGGGGTCTTGAGGCCAAGGCCCTCGTTCCAGGCACGGAGCCCCTCAAGGATCGCGGCCTCCTCACGCGGCTCGAAGTAGGGCGTGCGCAGCATGAATTCGGCAAGCGAAGACACCGACATCTTCACGCTGTTGGCGTCGTCAATGCCACTCACCACCTTGCGCAGATGGGTACGCAGGGCGTTGAACGCCGGGTCGGAAAGATCAGCGGCGACATCCCCGCTGGCCAGCTGCGGCGGCAACGGATTTCCGACCATCTTGTAGAGCATGCCGTAGGTCATCGGCTGTTCGCGGCCGATGCCGGACAGGCTCAGAGCGCGATAGACGATGGTCCGGAAGGCGCTCATTTTCACCGGGTCGCGGTGCGTCATGTTCATCAGGATTTCGCGCACGAAAGCCGGGGCCTTGCGCGGGATGCCATCGAACATGGCAACACCACCGTTCTCGGTGGTTTCCCGAAGGATCGCATCGCCGACGCGCTTGGTCGTGTTGGTCGCCAGGCCAATCACGCCTTCACGCTTCAGCGCACGGCGCAGCACTTCGCCGCGCAGACCGGCAAGCGTGGCCTCGTCGCCGTTGTTCATCGCCTCGACGTACTTGGCCTGGAGGTCCTTGCCACGCAACATCAGGTACTCGGGCGGCACATTGGCCACGGCAGTCTCAGGGTCAAACCCAGGGATCGCGTTCTTACGACGCACCAACTCGAAGGCCAGCTGGCGGCCACGGTCGGTCTTCGTAGACACCCGCATCAGTTCTTCAATCAGATTGTCGTCGCTCATCTGCATCGGCGCGGCATCGGTCGAGCGCGGAGCGCGGCCCTCGCGCTTCGGCGGGGCTTCGTTCTTCGGCGTCTTGACCGTGGCCTCGGCCTTGCGATGCACGCGCTCGGTCTTCATCGCCTTCTTCTTCTGCGCGACCGAAGCGGCGGCATAGCGCTTCGCCAGCGCCGACCCGCTCAAACGATTGGCCTGCTTCCACACAGACGGGATACGCTCCTGGAGATCACTCGCAGACTGACGCAGCGACTTCACCACATCATCGAACTCGGCTCGCTGCTCCGGGGCCAACGCATCCAGGGTGGTCACGGCGGACAGGCCATCGGCGGAGTCACCGGGCTTCCAGTCAGGAGCGATGTCCGACAGAAGGTCATACACCCGGCGAACGTCCTGGGCGGCCCGCTCCACCACCTTGAAGTTGCCCTTCCGCAGCTGGCGCAGGCCACCCGCAATGTAGGACTTCTTGACGCCAGCCACGACGACACCAGAGATGCCGTTCATCATGTTGGCCAGTTCGACCAGGGCATGGGTGGCCATCACATCCGGGTTTTCAAGGATGCCGTCAAGCCGCTCCATGATGTAGTTGAGATCGCTGTAGCGACGCACCAGGTAGGGTGCCTTGTCCTCGGTGCCATGCGGCAACTCGAACATCCCAATCGGGTTCTCGGGGTTGACCGGGTTCGCGTTCTCGACCAGACGGAACCCGTCCTTGAGGTGAGTCTTCATGGTGTTGACGGCGGCCAGAATATCCTGGCCCGCCCTCAGCACATTGAACGGGAACTCGGCCCCCCCGATCTGCGACCAGAGCAGCGTCTGCACTTCGGCCGGAACCACCGTGTAGTCCGTTTCATTGGCAACCCGACGCAGATTTTCCCGCGTCACCTTGACCGCCTCACCGTCGAGGGCGACCTCATCGCCAATGGAGACGAAGCTATCCGGGTCGGAGAGGAAATCGTCCATCAGCCGAGCGGCCATATCCTCGTGTTCTTTGGTGACGGCCATGCCATCAAGCAGCTTGCGGGCGTTCGTGATGCGCGGGTCCGCATTCACCGTACCCTCACGGTACTGGCGCAGGACGTTGGCCGCACGCGCCAAACCCTGATCGACTTCCTGGGTAAACGCGGCCCCCAGGTCGCGGCGCATGGCCGTAAGATCGCGCAGGAACGCGATGCCCCGTTCGGCCAAAAGGCCAGGGTCATAAAGGTTCATGGTCTTCTCGAACTCGACACGGCCATTGTCCAGGCGCGAGTAGGTCTGGTAGAGCGCCTTCCCTTCGGCACTGCTCGGAAGTTTCCCGCCATTGATGTCGATGGCATCCGCCACCGGCTCCGGCAGGAGCTTCTTGAAGATGTCATCGAACTCCTTGTCCACCAGCCCGTTGTCGAAGAACCTGCGGAACAACCCATTGAGGAACTGCGCGATCTTCTCGAACAGCGTCTCGGCCCCCGGCATCTGCTTGCTGGACACCATCCACTGCTGGAACTGGTTGGCAAAGAACTCATGCGGAGACAGGTACCTGTCGCTGGCATTACGCATGGACGTGTCGTTGATCTTCTTGGCCAGATTGCCGCGCATCGCTTCAAGGTCGATGCTGCCGTCCGCACGACCGTAGTTGTCGCGGATCGCTTCAAGGAACTTGATCCGGTCTTCAGTCGTCAGGACGTTCTCAAACGCCCAATGGCCGTACTCGTGATGCAGCGTCGAGACGGACGGGCTCCACGGCGGCATCAGCTTGTTGCTGTAGGCGTTTTGCGAGATGTTGATCTGGTTGAACGCCGGGGAATTAGGGTCGACGATGAACGACCCGACCGATCCATGGTTGGTCTGCGTCCCAAAAATCGGGGCCGCCTCATTCGCCCCGGTGCGGCGCAGGAAGTCCACGGCAGCCGCCGCCTCATCCGGGTCGATACGCATGAAGATATCAACCAACTGCTGACGCGCGGCCGATACTTCCTGGGTCGGGCGACGGAACGCCGGGATCGCCGCATCGAGCTTCCGCAAGCGGTCGATGACCTTGTTTATGTCCGCGACAGTGCGCGGCGTGCTGGCCAGAAGGTTGAAGCGTTCGGCAATCGCCGACATCAGCGGCATGCTGACGCCATCCACCACGACCGGCTCGTGCTGGATCGAGGCAAACGACGGCAGCTCGCGGGGCGGCGTATCCGGAGCGGGCTTGGCCGGGGCTTCATCGCCGATAAGACGGAAGCTCTCACGCGACGCCGGGCCGTCACTCCGCAGCCCCTCGGCGACGTGGCCAACTTCCACGTTGTCGGCGGGCCACTTCCCCATCATCGCTTCCGGCCCACTACCGGAACGCAGCTGGCCATCGGACATAATGCGGACCGCACCCGTGTCCTTGTTGCGGATCGCCAGACGGCGACCCTCCGGCACGGGCACAGGGGTCCCCTTGACCGGAGCGGCAGCGGCCTCCTTGACCGGAGCGGCAGCGGCCTCCGGCTCAATAGCGCTGAGCGCCTTGACCGCAGCCGCAATCTGCGCGTCGCTCAAACCAAGCTGACGCAGAGCATCGGCAGCCGCCGACAGCTTCGGAGACTGAGCAGCCGGGGGAACCGTTGCCGCAGGGGTTCCAGCCGAGGGGGCCGTTGCCGCAGGGGTCGTCCCAGCCGAAGTGTTCCGGGCAACACGGGCGGCTTCGGCGCGCGGCCCGAAGATGGCGGCGGAGTTGGCGTACACCTTGTCCGACTGCGGGTCGTACCAGACCGTCGCGCCACGCGAGAGGGTCTTGCCGTCAGCCGTCTCGATGCGCTTGTCCGTGACAAACTTCATCGGCGAGATCGGCTTACCACCGTAACGCAACTTCTTCAGGTTCGCTTCAGCCCTGATCTGGCCAAGGTTGCCGAACTCGGACGGCGAGACGTTCTGCGAGACGCCGCCAATCGGACCCCACTTGCGAAGGATGTTCTGGAGACGGCCGACAGACTTGGGCAGGCGGTCGGGATTACGGAGCGCATTCGGGTCATCGGCGTCCGGAACGTCCTGGCCAGCGCGGCTCGGCTCGGTCCCGCCCTTACGCAGCGGCCCGGTGTCATTGGCGCGCTTCGCCGCACGCTCCTTGTAGAAGTTCAAGCGTTCGTCCATGAACTGCTCGACCAGGGCCAGACGCGACTTATCGGAAATCGCGACGCCCTGCTTCTCGAAGCGCAGCGCCGCAACCCGGCCCTCATTGACCAGGGCCGCATAGTCCTCCGGCGACAGCGCAGCCTTATAGCGACGCCCAGCGAAGATCGCCTCGGCACCCTTCAGGAAGCGGTTCTCCTGGATCGCCCGCTGCTGGGCCCTCTGCTTCTTTTGCGCGGCCTGGATCGCACGCAGGATCGGGTCAGTGTCCTCCTCCCTCGACTCCTCCAGCGGCTTGATGCCGTTGCGGCGCATGAAGTCGTCAATCACGCTGTCGACACTCTGCGGCTCGGCTTCCATCGCGGCCTTACGCGAGGCACGATACAGCGCGATCATGTCCTTGCCATTGTCGAGGCCGGACAGAACCTGGATCACGAAGTCTTCGTTGAGGAGCGCGTCTTCGCCAACGTGGGTGGACAGCTGATCCAGAACCTTGTCCAGCTGATCGCCAATGGCCTCCCGCTTACCGAGGTCGGAGATGGCCTGGTTCATCGCCTGGTCGGCTTCAGCGCCCTTCTTGCCCTTGCGCATGGCACGCACGGCTTTCTTGGCGGCAGGTTCGTCGTACCCCATATCGACAAGCGCCTTCACCCCAGCCGCATGCCCGGCCAGGGCAGCGGTCGGAGTGGCAGGCTCGGCCGGGGCGGCTTCGACGACGGGGGCCTCGGGCGCGGGTTCGGCGACAGGTTCAGGGGCGGGGGCGGCGGCCTCCGGCTCCTGCGTTTTCGGAGCAGGCTCGGGGGTGACTTCGCTGGCCTTCGGCTGCGGGGCCTCAGCTTTGGCCTCACCGGGCATGCCAAGGGGCAACTCGCCGACGAACGCGTCCAGATCGCCCTGGCCCGACTTGGCGGCGGTCAGCATCCGCTCGCGCAGAGCCACCAGACGCCGCTGCTCAAGCATGATCTGCGTGCGCTTTTTGGCGGCCTCCTCGCCAGGTCCGGTCGCCTCGGCCATCGCAGCGTCGAGGCCAGCCATCTCCTGGTCGAAGTTGGCCAGCCGCTCCATCGTGGCGTGTCGCTGGGTCAGCTCGACCAGCTCGGCCTGGTTCTCCGGGCTCAGCGTCCCGGACGCATCGGTCTTGGAAAGAACCCGGTCGATCTCTTTCTTGAGAAACGACAGAGAAGTATCAATCCGCACCTGGTAGTCATCGACGGTCGGCTTCTCACCGGCCCCGCCACGGAGGTCAAGCTCGGGCTCCTCGGGACCATTGGCGAAGTCAGCGGCGCGCGCCTTGGCCTGGGCCTTCGCGTTGATCTCGCCCGCCAGCGCTTCGCCGGGGGCCTTCAGCGTCTCCTCGGACCCCATGTCCTGGGCCGTATACATGGTATCCATGTCACGGATCGAGGACACCATTTCCTTTTTCTGTGCCGCCGAGAGATTGGTGTCTTCCATCAGGCGCTGGATCAACATCGCCCGGACATCCGGCCACGACGCAAGCGCCTTACGCTCCTTCAGGAAATTATAGATGCCGCCGCCGCCCGCGAACACACCGCCCATCAGGCCGCCGAGAATGCCACCCGCCAGCGTATCAATGGCCATCTGCCATCCGGAGAACTCGCCCTGAAGGCCAAGGCCGATATCGCGCTCCTGCTCAATGCCGGACTGGACACCAGACACCAGCGCGTTGGCAGCGCCTTCACGCAGGGCACCGGAGGCGGCAGCGCGCACCGCCGTACCAGCAACACCCTTGCCCGCCATCATCGCAGCCTTGGTCGCTGCGCCCGCAGAGCCAAAACCGACCAGATTGAGCGGGTCGGCCAGTACCGCCGGGGCAATGTCGCCGAGCGCCTTCATACCGCGTCCCTCTTCTTCGTAGAAGGACGGCAGGGCCTGGTAAACTTTTTCGAGCTTAGCAAGGAGTTCGCGCTGACGCGGGCTGTCGGAGAAGCTGTTGGCCATGTCCTTGGTCATGGACACGGTGTTCAGGTTACGCCAGTTGCGGTCATTGTAGTAATAGTCGAGCGCTTCCTCGTCGCTAAGGAAGGACTTGTTGTCTCGACCCTTGTAGTATTCGCGGAGATCGGAGAGGAACCCGGCGTCGGAAAGGGTATGAACGCCAGGATTATCGGCGTACCCAAACGACTGAGCGGGGGCTGGCGCATTGAGGAAAGACCGGGTTTCCTCGGAAGCAGTGGACAGCGGCGCAGCGCCGAGCATGCCGGTATTATCAGCCATAAGCGGTACTCCAGTTTCCGCAAGAAGAAGGCCACGGTGGTATTGCCACCGTGGCCATTATGTCCTCACGTATACTTCATGTCCAGGAGGTTCTTATAAGGATTACCTGCGACGGGGCTGGAGTACCCGCGTCTGGCCGGGCGGATTGCCCTGGGTCATCCGCATCAACCGAAGCTGCTTGGTCAGGTACTCGCGCACCAGCTGCGGAGTCAGCCCGGAGCCAGGGTAGCGGGCCACAATGTCATTGGCCGTGGTATTGATCACGCCATAAAGCACGTCATCGTTCCACGCCCACGCGCCACGCTGCTGCGCGTCCTGCAAGAAGGACAGAAGTTCACCCTGGGCATTCCCAAGGTCTTGCTTCGCCTGCTGCGCTGCCGCCGTCTGCTGATTGGCAATCGCCTGGCCGTCGTCCAAGGTCATGCCGCTGTTGGTGGGGGTCTTCGGCTTGCCACCAATCGCCTTGCGCCGCTGATACTCATTGACCTGCATATTGATCTGCGCCTGGAGATTGTTGGCGCGGTCCAACATCAGACGAACATCGGCCGCCTTTTCATCAGTTGCGATTTCCGGATGGTTGGTCAGCATCGCCACGTCGGTCAGCATCGTGTCAACCTGACGCTGCGCCTTCCCGAGCGACAGCTTGAACTGCGCCTCATCAGGCAGCGCCCCATCGGCGAAGAGATTGTTCGCGTCCATCAGCGCGGCATCCGCATTCGTCGCCGCATCATTGAGCTTCATTCGGAACATCTCATAGGGGCGCGGGGTGTACTTGGCCGCCGCAGTGTCCTTGGCCATCTGCTGGATGGCCAACGGATCAGCTTTGCGCAACCCGGCAGCGCTGGCAATCGACGCGCTGTCCTTGCCGATCTTACCTTCAATGGCCATCTTGACAGCGCCGACCGCCATCATCGGGTCTTGGATCGCGTAGCCATCGGTGATCAGCTTGTTGCCGAGAACCTTTGCCGCACCCAACTGCGACTTGGACAGGCCCGCACCAGTCCACACGCTGTCAGTAGCAAACGTAGACTGAGCGAGTTTGTTGTACTTCTCGATGTTGTCGGTGAAGATCTTCGCCAGATCGCCCGCCACCGCATCGCCGGTCTTGACCGCTGCCACCCGGTTGATCGCCTCGGTCTGCGACTTCACGAAATCCGCGACCTCCTTAACCTGGGCGTCGCTCATCCGGTAGAGCTTGGCCATCGGGGCAATCGTCTGCTCGATGTCCTGCCCCTGGATCAACGCCTGGGCAACAATCGGGTTGCTGCGCGGATCGACCTCCCTCATGAAGGTCATCATCGAATTGCGCTCCTGGAGCATCATCTGGAATGCCTTGTCCTGGTACGCACTCTCCACCAGCTGCGTCACCTTGCCAGACAGGCCCTTGCGCGCCGGGCCAAGAAACGCCTGCACACCAGCGGCGTCATGGACACCCATGTCAGAGAGTTCCTTGGCGTACTTGTTGGCCAGGTGGTCGCGCATCATGTTGTAGTCGTTGGCCGCCCCGTTGATGTCCAGGCGCTTGCGCGCTTCGTCAGCCAGCTCCGGGCCGACCGAGGCCAGCAGCATATCCCGGTACTCATCCGGGTTGGCCGCGAACTCCGCCGCCTTCAGCGCCGAATTGGTAAACAGGCTTTCCTTCTGAAGCTGGGTCTTGATGTCTTCCTGGGTCGCCAGAAGTTTCTCCTTGACGCGCCGACGCTCCTGCGCATCCGCGAAACTCTGGAAAATCTCCTGCGTCGGCAGCTGCCCACGCTCCCAATTGTCGCCACCGGCCACCTTGTCCACGTAGGCGTAGAACTGATCCGGCGTGGCATCCGGGAACATCGCCATGTAGGTCTGCATCGCCTGCATGTTCTTCAGGCGCGTCGAGGCCTGCCGGTCTTCCGACACCTGCATGCCATCCGTGATGCCGCCCATTCCGGCGTAGAGATCAGCGAGCCCCATGGTTCAGCCTCACTTCAGCATGTTGATGAGGTTCGGCAGGTACTTGTCCTTGAAGTCTTCAAGCTGGGTGCCGAGCGACGTATCCAGCTTGTTGGCATTGCTGTTCAGCAGCTGCGACAGGGACGCCGAATTGGTCATCCCGAGCTTGCTGTAGTTGATGCCCTGAGCGCCGCCACCGTAGACAGACGCATCGAGCGTCGCCGGGGTGCCGTAGACCGTGTTGAGTTCGTTGAAAGTCTGGTTGCGCCCAGCCGCATCAGCCGACTGAAGGCCGGTCATGTACGACAGCGCATCGGTGTACGCCTGCTGGCGCGCCTGCATCAACGCCGTCGAAGCCCGGTCGCCCAGCTCCGCCCGCGACATGATGTCGTAGGTGGACATGTCCATGCCGCTGTTGATCCGGTCGGCGATCCCCTGGGAGCCCGCCTTGGAAAACGCGTCGTTCACAGCCTGTTCATAGAGGCCGTAGCGATTGGCGGCCTCGGCTTCGACTGCCTGCGGCGTAACGGTGTACGCAGACCCCATGCCCTGGTACGCAGTTCCGAGAGCCTGGGCCAGCGCATTGGAGCGATCCAGAACCCGGTTTCGCACCGCACTGTCATCGGCATACGCCTGGTTGGCCAGGCCGATCTGGCTCTTGGCGATGGCCTGCTGAAGCGCCAACGCGTCCTTGGCATCCTGGCGGGCGGAGTTCTGCGCAGAATACGTACCGTACAGATCGAACATGCTGCCAAGAGTGCCAAGACCAGCAGCGTTACCGCCAGTCACGGACCCAATCGTCGTGCCGAGAATGTTGCCCCATCCCATGGATTACACTCCGAGAATGCTGCCAGCCCAGCCGGAGCGCCGGTCCAGGCGCGACGACAACTGGTGAGCGGGATTATACGAGGTAGCCCCGTCCCGGTTCAACACCGGAAGCTGGAACGTCACGTCCTGCGGAATGGCCGCCACATCCACCTGGCCAGTGCCACCGAGGACGCCAGTGGGGTCGCCGGAAGAATTCCCACCGAGCGTCCCACCGAGCTTCCCAACAGCCTGCGGCGGGGGCAGGGCCTTGCCGGTCATGACGGACAACAGCAGAGCGGTGCCAAAGTCCATGCCGTTGGCCGCACCAACGAACTTCTGACCATCGTAGGCATACCGCTTGTCACCATCACCGAAGCTCATCGACGTCCCGGTCTGCGGGTTATCGGTCAGCCACATCGACTGCCCGTCATCGGTGTAGTAGTAGCTACCGGCCTGGCGCACCAGCTTCCCGTTTATGTAGGCATAGCGCGCCCGAGTGCCATCCGGAGAGGCGTCGTAGACGTAGCCATCCGAAAGCGTGCCACCGAAGGTCGCTTTGCCCAGCATGTTTCCCTGATCGTCGTAGGCGTCATAGGTGTACGACGGGGCTTTCTGATTCTTCGCCTTCTTACCCATTACAGCTTCCTCCGATAGACAGCGCCGGTACGGCTGAAGCCAAGGCGCAGGCACATCTTGTCGAACATCTGCCAATCCCGGTGCGACATGGACGGCGAGAACATGATCTCATAGGCGTGATTGTCCCGCGCCCACTTCTCGAACGCCCGCATGAACCGCAACGGGATCGTCCCACCACGCTTCTCCGGCACCACATACATCGCCATTTCCTGGGCGGCCTGCTTGCTGGAGAATGGGTACTCAACCAACTCGCCAAAGAAGAAGCCGATGATCTCGCCATCCTCCTCAGCCACCATCGCGAAGTTCTCATCCGCCTGACAGTAGAGCGCGCCCACCGCATAAGTGCGGGCGTACTCAAACGGATACCCCTCGTACCAGTCCTCGCTGGCCATCCGCTTGGCCAACGGGATGCAGGGGACAATATCGGTCACAGTCATCTTGCGGATCGTCTGCATCTTAGAAGATCGCCAAGCTGCCCCAGGTGTTACGACGATTGCGGGTCTGCTGATTGCCATAGCTCGTCGGCGAGAACGAACCAAAGTCAACAGAACCAGTGTCCTTGTTGGTAATCGGCATCAGGTAGTTGACGCCACCAGGAACCGTCTGGCTGTAGCCAATCTGCGTCTGGCTGTAGCCAATCTGATTGTTGGACGCCTTGGCCTGCTCCTCGGTGAGCGAATTGACAATAGGCGAACCCTGGTCCGGCAGCCAGGCGTTGCCAATATTCGACTGCGCCTGCGTGCCACCCAGGTCCACCTGCGCGCCGTTCAGCATCGGCGGGTCGATCATCGTCCCCACCCCTTCGCCAATCGTGCTGCCGATCGTGGACCCCAGGATGTTGCCGAGCGTGGTGGTCGCCGCTGCGTCAGTGATCGCATTCGGAAGAACGCTCGAAATCGAAGACGGGATGATCGAGCCAACCGAACTCCCGAGCAAGCCACTGCTCTGACCAGCCGTGGCCGCCCCATAGTCGGCTGCGCTGGGAAACACATCGAAGAGCTCATCGCCACCAGCGCCTTCCGCACCAGTCGCGCCGCCCATCAGCTCGGAGCCAAGGTACGAACCGACACCAGAAAGCAACGACTGCCCCCACGTCCCGCCCTGAATTTTCGTACCGGCCGCAGAGCCGATGCCAGCGCCGAGCGCCCCGGCACTGACACCCTCGGCCAGACCGCCAAGAGCGCCGCCCAGCGACGTGCCCGCCGTCCCCGAGATGGCGGAGCCGAGAGCCGTACCGATGCCAGGGGCAAGCACAGAGCCGACAACCGCGAGGGCCAACGGCAGAGCCGCCCGAGAAATACCCTTGCCCATATCAGCACACTCCCTTGCGTTAGGCCGAAACCGTCGCCATGGCCAAGGAGACTTCAAGGCCAGTGGCGCTGCTCGCCGAGGTCACGACCAGCTCCAGGCGTCGCGACGAGTTGTTGCCGTTGATCTCGATCACCGGGTTCAGCGTCACGTCGTTGGCGGTAGTGGACACCGCAATCGACGTACCGACCGGCACGCCATCGACCGACAACTGGAGGTTACAAGTTCCCGCCGCGAGTTTGGCGGTCACGCCGTCGATACGAACGGTCGTCTTGTAGAGCCGCTGCACCAGGTACGTGCTGTTGGACACCGTGCTCGACAGCCAGAACGGGATCATGTTCGTCGAGAAGATGTCCGGCAGCTGGTTATTCGGAATACGCCCCTCGCCATCGAGACTGGCCACGCCATTCGCAGCGCCACGCCAGGTCTTCGGGATCAGCGCCGAGAAGTCGATAGCACCCCACTCCATCGCCGTGCCGGTGCCGTTGACCCGCAGGTACTGATTGGCGTTGGAAGTCTGGAACGGCGGCAGCGAGCTTTCCGGGCTGGTCGGAATGAAGCGCGTACCGTCGAAGAAGTTCATCTGGTTCGGCATAACCGCCGTGTTGATCCAGAGATCGTTGACCGAGGGGTTGACCGGAGTCGTTGCCGATACGGTGATCCTAGCCCCATGGTTGATCAGATTGGCGAGGCCGAGAACCTTGGCAGAGGGGATTTGCCCATCGGCCACAGACAACTTGTTCCAGCGGATGAACCCCTGGGCGTCGGTGTACTCGTCCTCGAACATCAGACCGGCGACCCGCTTCTGCGCAAGGTTCTCGACGGTCAGAACGGTCACGCCCTCACCACTGGCCAAGGGAGCGGTAAACACCACCGAACCAGAACCAGGATCGTTCAGGTAGTCGTAGCTGCCGCCATAGCGCTGAAGGATGCCGTTACGCAGGACCATCAGACGCTCGTCCACAGTGTGCGGAAACGGGAACAGCGCCTGGCCAGCAGCGGCCACAAAGTCCATACGCCGATAGTTCGACACCGACTGTGCGCGCACAGCGTAAACCGTCACAGTGTCGGTGCCGTTGAACGTGATATCGGAGAAGGTGATGAGGCTGTCGGTCGCAGAGGCGGTGTATTTGGACTCCGGCAGCATCAAACCATTGTGATAGACCACCACATCTTCCACAGCGGCGTCGAACGTATACGACACACTGGTCGCCCCATTGGGGGGAACCATGTCCACCCGGCCGTAGAAAAACGGCCCCTCAATAGTGCCGACGTTCTGGCCAGACGGACCACGCACATCTTCAACGGCGGCGAGCTTGAGCCAGCCCTTCTCAGCGTCGTCGTACTGGCCAATCCGATAAGCCAGGCCATCGACAGTATCAAAGCGCATTTCGATGGGACCATCGAAATTGCCTTCGGCGTCGAACAACGTCCCGAGAAGTTCAGCGATGGTGTGATTGCCGAACTCCGCAGAATTGATGTAACGGAAGAGGTGCTCGAATTCCGTATTGATGTTCGCGGAAGTCGAGTAAGCGTGCGGATACTGCTGGCGAAGACGGCTCATTGTTCTTTCCTCACGATCACAGCAAAACCAATGATCTTGATGATGCCCTTGGACTTCCCGGTGAACCTCAACCACACACCACGATACTGGTGTTCGAACGGAATTTCGTACTGCTCAGGAAGTGCAACAGCCGAAAAGTTCCCGTCTACGCCTTCTTCATCAAGAGCCACAGTCTTGGCCCACAGGCTTCGGTTCTTCTCATCAAAAGCCTCGATAATAATCTCACCTTGGCCAGTGGCCTGCAAGACAAGAGAGGCGGTATGTTTGTTTTCGGTGAGCGTCCCGTGCCACAGGACAGGCGTCTCGGCCACAAAGTCTGGCTGGATGATGCCGAGCTTCTTGTGAATGGACGGGTCGCTATACTGATATTTCTGTGCGATCTGATACACGCCGCCGTGCGTACCGAACAGAGTCACACCACCAAGCTGGGCACCGCAGCGTGCGTTCAGGAACGCCGACGTGCTCCACTTGTGCTCGCCATCCTCAAACGGATTGAGCGTAAGGGTCAGGCGGTAGGAAATCACTCCGCCAGCCTGCGGGAAGAATACGTGGTACTGCTGGTTGTCCTGGTCGAAAACCGCGTTGATCTGCTCGGGGCGCTCGACACCGTTCACGAAACGCCGATACATGTCCTCGACCTTGGTGGACATCGGCACCGAATAGATCGTGGTGCCATTGGCATCGGAGCGCTTGAGGCTATGAACGCCGACGCGGGAACAGAAAATCAAGTCGGTGCCAGCCTGGCGAATGGTGTTATGGCTGATCGTGCCAATCCGAACGTTGGCCTTGTCATCCAAACCCCAGCGTTCATAACTCGGGTCAATGGCGTAGATCACAACCTGGTCATTGGTGAAGATGGCCAATCGGTTCGTTTCGAACACGCCGAGGCCCTTCACCTCATCGGCAGTTGCGATGATGTTCCGAATGTCAATAAACGCCGCCCGCGTCACTTCCTTATTGTTCTTGTCGTCCTCGGGCATGACGTTCTCGTTGTCCACACGCGACAACCAGATTTCGGTCGGCCGCCCAGGAATACCGGCAATCGCCAGGCGGCGCTGGACAGCAGTCACGTAGGCCGCGCGCGGGTCAAGCTCGGACGTGTTGTTGGTGAACTTCACGCCATCGAACACCCGCATCGGCTGGTCGGCCGAAGCGAACAGAACCTTGCCGTTGAAAACAGTGGAAGACACGACGGAACTGACCGGGAACACCTCGGGATCGACCAGAAGCTGGCCAGAGTTCTCGGCACACAGCGACAGACCACCGCCATCGCGACGGACATAACAGGCCAGATCACGGCCATAGAACGCGATATGCTCGATGGGCTGGTTCTCGGAACCACGCTTGAAAACACCATGATCACGGATGATCGTCCCACGCGGATCGCAATACCCGCCTTCCATCCGGACCAGGTGTTGCTTCTGGCCAGTGTCCAGCGCATACCGATCACGGGACACATCAAGTCCCATGAACTCCTCGTAGGCGAACGCCTTGGTGCGATATCCGCTCGGGGCGACAGGCATTATTCGCTACCCCCATCACTCGGCGTCCCGGAAACGAACGGCCCGCCAACCTGAAGCCCGGAGGCCAGAAGGTCGGACAGCGACGCATCGCTGTTCGGACTACGGTCCTTGACGTTGATCTCAAGGCGCTTGTTGCCGTAGAGCCGGTTGTAGAGGATTTGATTGGTGCGCCGATAGTAGGTCGGCCCAAAGATTTGAGCCTTGCTCGACTGCTGCTGGAGACAGAAGTAACTGAGCATGCCAGCGACGACGATCTCGTCCGGGATGTTCCGGCGATCCGTCAGGCTGATGTAATACTCGATGGGCGTGCCATCCCAATACGGATGGGACCGGATGTCCTCGACCACGTTGTTGGCGAATTCGAGCATCATCAGAGCGACATCCGCCGAAATCGTCGCGGCGGAGACAGTGCCGTAACGCCGAAGCGCAGACATGATCAGCGTCTCCAGCGGAGAGAACGACTCCGAGATATGCGGGTTGCTGACCGAAGTTGCCTGCGCCTTGGCGTCCATGGGTTTACTCCACGCAGATCAGGCGGCCGGTGACGACCATGTGATGGCGCTCGAACCGGGCGGCCAACATCTTCGGCACACGGAACGACAGCTTGCCGTTGGCCAGGACCATGCCACGGATCGGCGGCTCGTCGGGGTCCAGCAGAATATCGAAGGTGGCGGGCTCCTTGTCGCGGCTCACGTACACCACAGTACCGGACTCCCGCTTGACCTTGGTCGCCTTGGCCACGGCAAGATCGGCGTCGGCAACAGTGATCTCGTCGTTGGTCACGGCCAGCACGGAGGCCACGTCGATCACGGGCTCGTTATCACGGCCATCGGCTGCGGTGTTCCCGGCGGACAGGCCACGAGCAAGCTCTTCGGCGTGCGCCTCGGTAATGGCCGCAGCCGTCGCCTCGATGTCAGCGGGCGATGCAGCGTTGCGAAGCTCGTCCTGGAGGACGATTTCGGGGCGCGGGTCCATCTTCTTGAAGCGGCCAGGGGTGCGGGGCATGAGGTTCTCCTTGGTTGATTGTAAAACGGGGCCAAGGGGATTTTACCACCCTTGGCCCCGTCACCCTGTTCAGGGCCGGAAGGTTAGGAAACCTTCGTCCAGCCCTTGATCAGCGTATGCACCTTCGCCTGAAGCATTTCCAGACCACACTCGGTGAGGTACTGATGCTTCTTGCAGTCCTCGTCGGTCCCCTGAATGTTCTCGATCAGGGTGGTGTCACGACCCTGGAGGTAGCGATACCGGAGGTACGGCAGGTCCACGATCACGGCCGCAGAAGCCATGCCCGGGATTTGCCGGAACTGCGGATGGACGTACACCATCAGGTCGCCCGCGAAGGTGGTATAGCGGGTGAAGGCGACACCGTAGGCGTCGTCAATCTGCTGGGGAGCCCAGCGGTTCTTGCCGATTTCCATCAGGTTCGCGGCCACCGTCGCGCCGACCCAGGCGATCTTCTGCTTGGAGCCGAAGGCGAAGATGTTCTCGATCAGCGAGCGGTCGAACTGCTTCTCGGTCATCACGTTCGGCGAGCTGAAAGTGCTCACGTCGATCACGTTCGGGATCATCGTGGACAGGCCACCCGTGAAGCGCAGCGGCTGGGCGGTCGAGCCGTTGACCTCGGAACGCTTGCCGAACAGCATCGCGCGCTCGATGTCGGACATGTGCAGCTTCAGGGCCTTCTCGCGATACTCCTGGAGCGCGTTGCCGGTACGGCGGTAGGTCGCGTCGAGGGTGTTGGTCACGGTGAAGGGGGTCTTGAAAATCTGCGTGTAGTTGTAGTCCACGGTCGGGTCGAAGGACACGGCCGAGGGGGCACCCGAACCTTCGGCCGCCGCGAAGCCAGCGATGAACAGGTCAGCGCCGTCCGCGATGGTGAAGGAAGTCGAGCCGATGTTGCGGGTGACGGAGATGGTGCTCGCGCCGACGTTGGCGTCAGCGGTCGCATGCATCACTTCGCCGGTCGCGGCGTTGACGATCACCGAACCCTTGAGCACGTAGGCCACCGAGGCGTCGGCGACCAGCTGGAGAGTGGTGTCGGAGGCGGTGTAGCCGCCGGTCTTCACGATCTTCAGCTTACGATCCGGCAGCTCGTCCCGGAAGTTGTTGTACTTCGGGTCGTCGGTCGGCTCGGCCTGGGTCATGGCCAGGACAGCGTTCAGGGGCGCGGTGCCGTTCGGTTCCAGCAGGGTATAGAGTTCGCGATAGTTGGTCGGGCGCAGGTCAACGCCGAACTGACCAGTACCGCGCAAGCCAAGAAGGGGCATAATGCTCTCCTACGTTTGCGAGATGAGGTTGCACTTTCACGGTTCAGGCCGGTTTGTCTAATGGGGGACAATCACACCCAATGCTGACATCTTGGCCAAAAAACGCTTAAGCGCCTCAAGCGCGGCTGGAGGGAGGCCGTAGCGTCCCTATAGTGCGGCGATGATGGCGTTATCGCTGACTTGTTTTCCCACATACATGCGATTGTGTCAATGGCCAAAGAATAACGGCCACCCTATGGGTGGCCGTTATTCTACTCAACTTCGGTTGACTTACATCCGCCCGACCGAACGGCGCTGCTGGATCATCGCGGCCATTTCATCAAGCGGCGAGGGAGCGGCAGCCGGGGCCTGGGTCGCCGCAGCCGCACCGGGGGCCGGGCCAAGCGAGCCGGAGATCGCACTCCGGCGCTCGGCAATCTGCCGCAGGCGGTCGGCCTCGGGAGCGTTGCGCGCGTTCACGTAATCCTTGGCCACCATCGACAGGAAGTCCTTGTTGATGAAGTCCTCCAGGGAGTACCCACGCTCCTGGGCGAACTTCATGAACTGCGGACCTTCTTCATCCGGCAAGCCAAGTTCGGACTGCACGGCATTGAGATTATTGATAACCCGCTCCTTGATAGCGCTGACGCGCTGCGACTTGGCGTCGTTGGCCACCTGCTTGGTGGCGTCGAGCTGGCCCATGTTGCGCCCCATCAGTTGCTGCACCATCTGCGACAGCTGGGCCACCTGGTCGGTGAGGAGGTTGATGTGCTGGGCGGCCTCGCGATAGCCCGGCGGGATCGCCGCCGAGTTATCGGTTTCCCAGGACTTGAGCGCATCGTCCCACTCATCCGGAGACATGTTCATGTACTTGAACTGGTCCGGATTGACCTGGCCAGACTGGACCTCCGGGTTGGTGTCCTTGGACGTGACCGGCTGTTCGGCCATCGCCTTGAGACTGCCCATCAGCGCCTGGGCCACCTTCTCCGGAGACGCGCCCTGGTCAACCAGCGGCCGGATCACGTCGAGGATCGGCTTCATCTGCGAGTGCTGGTAGTTCATGTCCGCATAGCGCTCGAAGGTCGCGCGGATTTGCGCGGGCGTCAGCTGGCGCTTCTTGCCGTCGCCGAAATCCACGTCGTACATCAGGGGAGTTTCGGCAGCCACCTTGTCTTCGGTCTGCGGCGCTCCGGCAACGGCCGCGACTTCCTGGCCAGTGGCCGGGGTCGGACGATCCTGCGGGGCGGGAGCATCGGGGGGAAGCTGGGCAGGAGCGGCAGCAGCAGCAGGAGCAGCTGCGGCGGGAGCGGCCCCGCCACCCATCGCACTGGCGACCATTTCCTCAAGCGGGTTCGGCATGTTTCAGTCCTCATGTTACGTCGGATCAGCCTTGGCGGACTCCGACCGGGCGGCCTTTTCCTGTTCGGCGGCCAATTTCATATACATCTCGTTCTCGATGGGGGCCTTCAGCTTCTGCGGGATATCCAGAAGCCCGGCAGTCGCGAACATCGCCCCGCGTCGATAGTGATACTCGGACACCTCCAGGCGAGGGTCGCTGGCCATCTCCATGGCCGCCTTCACCAGACTGGCGTTGATCACATCGCAAACGATAGCCCAGCCACGCGAGGCCATGAGATCGTTCAGCGCCTTCACGTCGGCCGCGAGTTCCTGACCGGAGCGATCAGCGTTCATGGCCACCGCCCTTCTTCGGCGAGTACGCCGACACCAGCCGCCAGATCATCGCAGTCATTCCCTTCGGGCCAACCCAAGAACACACGCCAACGATGGCGTTGGACACGACATTGAACTCATCCGGAGAGGTGGCCACACTAATCGGCATGTACTGCCTCAAGAACAGAGCAATACCGTATCCGATGATAGCCGAGAGAATTGCGGTTGGGAACTCCCACCACAATTCCGTAGACCAGAATTTGCGGCGATCCATTTGCGCCTCCTGATGCCGCTGGAGAAGACGCGCGAGCATGGCCACAGGGACAAGCCCGGTGACGCCCGTTACGACGGATCGGAAAGCGATCAAGGGGTCCGGCGCGTCCTGAAGCATGCTCCCCCACTCCTCACAGATATTAGAACAGAACTTTGGCCGCAAAATACAAGGCCACGACCAGATCAGCTACCCCGGCCATCGCGCCAAACCAGCGCGCCCCAAGCCCAAGTTCGCCGATCTCCGTCCAGGCCCCCCTGGCCACAAGCGTCTTTCCAAACAACACCAGGGGCTTCACATTTCCCGGAGCCTGCTGGTATTTGACATACTCAGAGCCAAACCACCCAAAACGCCTGGCGGGGTTCCCGTCACCGCCGTTGTTGGCTTCGACCAACAGGAAAAGCGTCGAGGAGATGCCAACGCCCAGGCTGGCCAAGAGCCAGGCGAGAACACTCACACTCAGCGTCGGCCCCGTGACAAGCAAACACAGCGGCGCGAAAGTCAGACTGGCAATAAGGCCGCCGCCGTGACTTCCCTTGATGCGACGCCACAGTCCTCCCAGGAACGCGGACAGCGCAACATGTGCCCCGATCAAGGACGCACCAACCATAGCTTCGATCCAGATCATCACGACGGCACCTTCCACACTGTGACGCAGATGGTGTTCACGTCTGTCAGGGCGTTTGCACCATTCATTGCCCGCAGCGGGAACCCATCGGTCGTCAACTTGTACGTCCCCGGAGAGCCTCCGCTCGGGCCAATGGCCATATACGCGCCGTTGACCGTGTTGTAACCGCCGCAAGTGGCATGCACGATGTAGTTGGCATCGGCAGGCGGGGTGATGAACGACGCTTCCCACAGCAATTCCCGCGACCAGAACCGGCGGCTGCCGATCCGCACCAGGCGGTAGTGGTAGAGCACGCGGGCGAGCGCCGCGACCGGCAGCATGCCGCCGATGCCGACCGCGAAGGTCTGCCACAGCGACTGCCCCGGCTCCTGCATATCCGGTCCCATTCATCCCCCCATCTGTTGAAAACGGCCGCCGATCGCGGTCTCTGCGTCAGCGGCGTCGCGGCTCGCGTCCTCGGCAAGGTGGCAGCCGTCCGGATACCGGCGGCGTTGCGCCGCGAACGCCGGAGTCGGACACGGCGGGGTTTTGGGGTCGGTCATGACACTGCCCCGAGGATCGTGCCCGGGGCGACCCAGGTGACGTTGACGTTGCCGACCACCGCCGCGCCGGTGGCCGAAGCCAGCATCTCGTCCTTGGTGAAGCCGAACCGCTCGATGACCGACAGGTCTTCCACCGCCTGCCAGTCGGGCGCGACGTAGCCTTCGTCGCCCGGCTGCAAGCTGCTGTCGTACTGGTCGGGATAGACGGCGGCATTGACGCGCCGGGTCATGGTGCCGCGCAGGTAGCCCATGAACGCAGCGTGCTCCGGGGTGCCGACGAGCGCGTCCAGGTCAGCACGGGTGTTGATCGGGGGCAGCATGGCGAATTTCCCTTTCCAGACTGGTGACGAGATTATGGCTGTCCGCCCAGCGGGCGTGGCCGCGCCAACTGGCGAGGAAGCGCCGCAGCGCCAGCCCCTTGCCGTTGGCGAGGTAACTTCTGATCTTGCGCCGCGCGCGCACCACGCTTTGGCGGCGCAGCAGCATAAAGCCGCGATGCCTGCCCGGACTTGCCCGCGACAATGAAAAGGTCCACCTGGGAAAACATCGCAGTGAGGAAGGCATCCCGCGCGATACCATGCTTGCGCGGGATGTTTTGCGCGATGGGATAGGCGTAATTGATAAACGCCTCGAATTTCTCGACGATTGCCAGTTGCTTGGCGCTTGCCGTTTCGTCCCGGTGGATCATCTTGCTTTCCCTAGCGGGCCGCTTTCGCGGCCCTAGACAAGCCGCAGGTGGTCACAGCGACCGCGAGCGCCGATGAAGTTGTCCGAGTACGACGGCGCGTAGGTCCAGTTCGAGCACCGCGAGCCAGCATTGGCCGCACTGCCCCAGTAGCCGCCAAAGACCACCGCATACGCTTGGTTGTGGGTGCTGCCCCGGCCTTCGGTGTTGGCCGTGCCGTAAGGACCGCCGAATTCGCTGCCCCACAGCCACATACAGCCGGTGGCCTGTTCGACGCCCCACTTGCTGGTGTAGTTGGCGGA